TGTGCGTCGTCAGACAATGCCAAGGGGCTTAGTAGTTCTAGCCCTTCTGATGCCCATTGGACATCCGAAGCAAGAACTTCTCTAACCCAACCTGACGCCGCCTTGTCCAGTAATGACTGTCCAGAGCGGCCCAGGGGGGATAGTCCTAACCCAATAACCAGTTCGTCCTTTGGACGCTGGCTAAGGTAGGAAAGCCACCTGACATGGTCGGTGCTTGAACGCTTAGGTGCAATAGGAAGACCTATTCCACCATAAGCTTCAGGGGCACCCAATGGCAGCCCAAGCCTAATGGCAAGCATCCAGGTATAATAATACGGGGATAGCTTCCAAAAGAACTTGGGTATACTCCTGGTGGGGCGCGTAGCGTCCCCTCCAAAGGCGCTCGCCTGGGAAACCCAGGTGACATGACCCTTGGAGCCTCCAGGAGGCGCCACCAAGACTGAAGTAGGCCAGAAAGGTACTTCAAACCCGCTCTCAAGCGGGACCTCAGCAATGAGGCCCCGGGTGGGATGGTTGAAGCACTTACTCCACGACAATGTCGCGGAGAGCTCTTCTAAACAGCTGTAATACAACTGTTGCCGAGCTCTGTGCCATCTAGGAAGTACGGCGTCGTCGCCCACTCCCTTCAGCTTGGCCTCGGACGGTTTCAACCCTCTGTATCTCCTACGCCGCTCTTTAGTGGTGTAGGGATACACTCTGAGAGTCTGCTCTGCGGAACACAGAGAGACTAGCATCAGAGGGGGGAAAGATGTGGGATCTCCCATCATCTGCCCCGTGGAGGTAATCGTCCCAGGAAGGCCGTTGAGCATGGTTAACCACTCCGACCACATCTCTAAGATGTGGTCCGCGTGGCCCAGCCCATTTCGGCCTCGTCTCATCCTAGAGGGCGACAACAGGTCGTCATCTAGGAGAGGTGCTCTCGAGTACTCTTCCAATAAAGCCGATGGCAAAAGGTCATCGGGTTTAGAGGAGAGGATTTTCTTCGCCCCAAAAAGCTTTGGAAACCAACGCTTGTAAGGAAGAAGGCAAGAGTAGCGTTCCGCTAACTCTTCGTAAAATCCTCTGGTGAGCCACTCAGGGTGCAGGTCGGTGGCGGCAGTACAGTCCTGGGATTCCCACGGACCGTCTTCCCCCCGCATGTCAACCCTTAGGTCTCCACCAAGAGCCTCAGAGAACCGCGGGTCCCTGATCATAACATGATCAGCAACTCGCCGAAGGATTTGTTGAACAAGATTCACTGCAGTAAGACTGCAGGTTGGAAACCTTGTCTTCAAACCCTTCTCCTCCGCGACTATCGGAAGGATGGGGACATACACTATGGATTCCATAATGTATTCAACCCCGATCCTCAGGTAGTCTTGGAGGTAAGCGCCGCATCCTGGGAGTTTCCTTTCTAGGTCGTCCCAGGGTCCCCTGAAGAGGTTCTCGGCCCCGTCTCCACCCCCCTTCATTGATGAGGGGTGGAGCGCGTCACTGAGCAACTCCAGGTAGGAGCCGTCACTGTCATCGCTTAGCGATGGCATAAGAACGGCAGCGCGCTTCTTCTTGAGGGCATAGCCGAGCAGCACAATGTGCTGAACTCCAGCCGTGTGCCCCCCCCTGCTCCTAGGGTAACCTAGCGCAGCATTGGCGGAGGGCATGGTGTAAAGTTCCTTGGGACCCAATTTGGGACCCCAACGCTCGACATACTCCTTAAGGAAAGGCCTCCAATAGCTCGGCTCAGGTTTGGGCTCTGATGTCAAA